GGATATCGTGAACAAGATATCCTGAACTACCCACATCTTTATACGTACGATAATGGAAAACTATGACTGAAAAAAAATACTCAATATCATTTATATCAGAACGAAACGCTAAGACTATAGTGACAATTCAAACGGATGAAGAACTTACGGAAAAAGAGATTATATCTTTACTTGAAGAAATTCGAATGAATCTTGGCGTATATTTACATTCAAAATTATTGTGGTAATAAAATAGGAGAAAACAGGATGAACAAAATATTATGTAAGTTATTTGGTCACAAATGGGTTGCAAAATGGTATNGGCATAACCATTATTTTGGTTTAACTTGTGTTCGTTGTGGGCATAAACCAACTAAAAAAGATAAACAAAATTTGTATGCATCTGAAAAACTCAAAGTAATGAATAAAGAGTTAAAGGATATTTTTGGATGAACGAACATAATGACATTCCACTGCAACCATATGATTATGTAGCGTTAGTAAAAGAACGTGACGCCCTCCGTGCCGAGAACGAGAGGTTTCGGGAAGCGTTAAAATATATTGTTGATAGGGGTTACACTGGTGCGAGTTATGTAGCCCAACAAGCCCTGAAAGGCGGTGATTGAAATGAATCAAAAGAAACTTAATTATGGAAAACTCGCTGGATTATTTGGCGGTGGTGTTGTAGGAGCAGCTATAGGTTGGGTTATAGCAGAAGTATTAGTATACCAACTTTATGAAAAAGAGGTTGAATATTATGATGAATTAGCTGGTGATTTGGGCTATGCTCAGGAATCATACGAGGAACCAATCGTTATGAAGAAAACCGTATCTACTCGTAATGATGATGAAAAGCGAGTTACTAATTATGCCGAGCAATTTAAAAAAGGTAAATTAAATACTCGAAAGGTGGAGCACGAAGAAGTTATGGACGCAGATGAAGAAATAATTGAAGAAGCTGAGCCAGAAGATGAAGTAGATGATGGTCGACCGTCCGTAGTCTCCGAAGAAGAATGGTCAAAAGCCGATGACGGTTGGGAATCAATAACTTTATCGTATTATGCAGAAGACCGCGTGTTTACGGACGAACATGATATTATTATTCCAAACGCAGAAACTTTGGTTGGTCATCATGCTGTTGATAATTTTGGAGAAGAGTCTAACGACCCAGATACCGTGTTCATTAAAAATGTAGATGAACAAAAATATTATGAAATCATTCGTGTTCATGGGAGCTATGATGAAATTGTATTAGGAATGCCTAAGAAAACACCAAAGAAAAAAATCAAAAAAATCGTTGAGGATGAAGAATATTTGGAAAGAAAACGTGCTGAAAAAAAACTTCGAGCTCAACAGAAAGCGAAGTTAAACGATGACGACTCAACCGATGAGACCATCTAGAGCTAAACCATTAGTGCGACCAGAAATAGAAGAAATGAAACAAAGATATTTTTGGTGGCTTTATAATGGTCTTTTTGACTATTATAGTAATGGAAAATATTCTTTATTATGTTGTCATCTATTTAAACGAGAGTTTAGATGGAGCGTTCCTAATGATGATAATCGAGCGGCTGATGGTATAGAATATCGTGGAAAATGGGCTGTTTCTCATTTTAAAACTTGGGAAGTATGGTGGGATGGTCCTTGTACGGTTTTTGAAATGTTGGTAGGCTTATCTGAAAGGATGGAATCTATATTAGAAAATCCTGTTAGAGAATCAAACGTTCGTGATTGGTTTTTATTAATGATTGGTAATTTAGGTTTTAAATCTTTTACGGATGAAAATTGGTCTAGTGATGTTGAAAAAATTGTAGATGAAAAACTTAACATATTTATGGATCGAAAATACGATCGCTATGGTAATGGAGGGTTATTTCCTGTAGAGAGAACATCCAAAGATCAAAGAAAAGTTGAAATTTGGTATCAATTAATGAAATATATTGATGAAAGTTTTGAGATTTAATATCCAAAAAGTGTAACAAATGTTACGTTTTTAGTAAAAATGTTACGTTTTTGAAAGAGCATTTTTGAAGATTTTTATAGAATTTTTAAAAATGTTACGTTTTTTTGTAACAAAAATGCAAAAACGTAACAAAAACGTAACAGCTTTTTTTGCTTTAAAGGCCATTTTTAAGCCTAATAAGCTAATTTGTATGAAAATGTTACGTTGTTACACTTTTTTCTCTACACTAATAATAAGAGAAAAATCAATACCTATAAAGTTTTAAAAAAAGATGTAAAAAACGTAACAACGTAACACTTCTTGAAAGGAGAAGAAAATGACACAAGAAATTGTAATTTTTAAAAGAATTGAAAAATGGACCTCGAGACCAGGTGTTGTGGCTATAGCTACTGTTTTACAAAAAACAGAACCTTACGGGCCCTACGAAATAGATGTTACTTCAAAACATAAAGCTGTAGAGATATGTAGCAAAATACTAAAGTCCTTAAAAATTTGGGAAAAGTATATTGTAAACGTTGTAGTTGAAGCACCATCAGATATTCGCGAAGTATTATGGCACAACGATGGTGCTATTACTTTTAAAAATATTATAGATGATAATCCTGGAACATGGAGAGAATCAGTTATTGACTTGGCAAAGCAATACGAAAATCATATTCTTTACGACTATCCAGGTCGCAACCTACAAAATACTCTAAATCAAATACGTAGAGATATTAATCATTATGAGCGGTTACTTAATGAATTCATGAAACTTTAACATATTAACTCTTGAAAGGAGATCATATGGACTTCTATGTTATTAAAGAAAAAAGCGCCAAAAACGGCGTAGTTGAAGTCTATCCTGATTTCAAAGTAACTCGTTCGTCTGATTTAATGGTTCGTGCTCGTTCATTTTATGCTATATGGGATGAATCTAGAAATCTTTGGAGTACAGACGAATATGATGTACAGAGATTAGTTGATAAAGAACTATTAGAATATCGAGAAAAATTAAGTAAAAGAACCACAGCGGTTATACACGCAAAATTAATGGGTGATTTCTCTACAAATAGTTGGTCTCAATATAGAAGTTATTTAAATCACATATCAGATAATGCTCATCAGTTAGACGAAAAATTAACTTTTGCTAATGCTGATGTAAGAAAAAAAGATTATGTTAGTAAAAAGTTGCCTTATTCTTTAGAAGATGGCGAGTGTTCAGCATATGAAGAATTAATTAGTACTCTATATGAACCAGAAGAAAGAGCCAAAATAGAATGGGCTATCGGCGCTGTATTAGCTGGAGATGCAAAAGACATTCAGAAATTTTTAGTTTTGTACGGCGAAGCTGGAGCTGGTAAATCGACGGTTTTAAATATTATTCAAAAATTATTTGAAGGATATTATACAACTTTCGAAGCTAAAGCTTTAACCTCTGCTAATAATACTTTTTCAACAGAAGTATTTAGAAATAATCCATTAGTAGCTATTCAGCATGATGGTGATCTATCCAGAATAGAGGATAATACAAAATTAAATTCAATTGTTTCTCATGAAGAAATGACTATGAATGAAAAATACAAACCCAGCTATACAGCAAAGATAAATTGTTTCTTATTCATGGCTTCTAATCAACCTGTAAAAATAAGTGACGCGAAGTCCGGGATTATTCGTAGATTGATAGACGTTAATACTTCAGGAAATAAAGTCTCAACAAAACGATATATGGAATTAGTTTCACAAATAGATTTTGAATTAGGAAAAATAGCTAATCATTGTTTAAATATTTATAGATCTATGGGAAAACATTATTATGCTGGATATGTTCCTTTGAGCATGATATTTCAAACAGATTCTTTCTTTAACTTTGTGGAATCAGAATTATTTGGTAATAAGGAATTTGAAGAAGGTATTTCCTTATCTCAAGCTTATACCATTTATAAAGAATATTGTGATGATTCAGATATAAAATTTAAGTTAGCTAAATTTAAATTTAGAGATGAATTAAAAAACTATTATTCAGATTTTTCACAAGTAAAAAGAGTAGACGGAAAACTTGTAAGAAGTTATTTCTCTGGATTATTAACTAAAAAGTTTACAAATAAAAAGATAGAAATAATGAACGAACCACCAAATTCATTAGTATTAGATAAAACCGTATCCATTTTAGATGATATTTTATCAGAATCACCCGCACAATATGCATCAAAAGATGGTATACCCATTGTTAAATGGAGTACTAATAAAACAAAATTAAGAGATATTGATAGTAAAAAATTACATTTTGTTAAACCTCCGTTAAATCATATAGTTATTGATTTTGATTTAAAAGATGAGAAAGGCAAAAAGTCAGTAGATTTAAATATTGAAGCGGCTAGTAAATGGCCACCAACTTATGCTGAATATAGTAAAAGTAAAAAAGGAATTCATTTACACTATATTTACACTGGAGATCCGGATAAGTTAAGTGGTGTTTATAAAGAAGATATAGAGGTAAAAGTTTTTAGAGGTGACGCATCACTTAGACGTCAACTTTCTAAATGTAACAATCTTCCCCTAGCTGAATTAAGTAGTGGTCTTCCTTTGAAAGGAGAAAAAGTGATAAATTACACCACCGTTATGAGTGAGAAAGGAATTAGAAGATTAATCGAAAGAAACTTAGCAAAAGAAATTCATCCAGGAACTAAACCCAGTATGGATTTTATTTATACTATTCTAGAAGAAGCATATGAAAATGGTATGGTTTATGATGTATCAGATATGAGACCCAAAATATTGGCTTTTGCTAATAATAGTACAAATCAGTCTAGTTATTGTGTGTCATTAGTTGGAAAAATGAAGTTTCAGTCCGAAGTAACTTCCGATAATCCAAATATTCCTTATGAAAGCGAAGAGTTAGTTTTCTTTGATATAGAGGTTTATCCTAATCTATTTTTAGTTAGTTGGAAATATCAAGGTAAAGAACACGAATGTGTAGACATGATTAATCCAACAGCGAAAGAAATAGAAGCTTTATTAAGGATGAAATTGGTTGGCTTTAATTGTAGACGTTATGACAATCATATTTTGTATGCTAGATTTCTAGGATATACTAATGAAGAATTATACACACTAAGTAAGCGTATAATTTCTGGAAGCAAGAATGGGTATTTTAGAGAAGCATATAATGTATCCTATACAGATGTTTATGATTTCTCATCAAAAAAACAATCATTAAAACTCTTCGAATTAGAATTAGGTATAAAACATATGGAATTAAATATTCCGTGGGATCAACCAGTTAATGAAGATCAAATACCTATGATTATTGAGTATTGTAATAATGATGTTAAAGCACTAGAAGAAGTATTTAATTCAAGAAAAGAAGATTTTGTAGCGCGCCAAATATTAGCGGAATTAAGTGGTCTAACAGTTAATGATAGTACACAATCGCATACAGCTAAGATTATATTTGGTGAAGATCGAAATCCTCAAGATAAATTTATTTATACGGATCTTAGTGAAATGTTTCCGGGTTATAAATTTGATAATGGAATAAGTACTTATCGCGGTGAAGAAACCGGTGAAGGCGGTTATGTGTATGCTGAGCCAGGTATATATTCTGATGTAGCTTTATTAGATGTTGCTTCTATGCATCCAACTTCTATAGAACTATTAGATTTATTTGGGCCATACACTAAAAATTTTAGTCAAATAAAAGCTGCTCGTTTAGCTATAAAGTATAAACAATATGATGCAGCAAAAATTATGTTAGGCGGAATATTAGAAAAATATTTAGACACTGAAGAAAATTCCGAAGCGTTATCTTATGCCTTAAAGATAGTTATTAATATTGTTTATGGGCTAACTTCTGCTAAATTTGATAATAAATTTAGAGATCCTAGAAATAAAGACAATATTGTGGCTAAACGGGGCGCATTATTCATGATAGATTTAAAACATGCAGTTCAAGAAAAAGGTTATAAAGTAGCTCATATTAAAACCGATTCGATAAAAATACCAAATGCTGATAAAGAAATAATAGATTTTGTATTTGAATTTGGAAAGAAATATGGATATACTTTTGAGCATGAAGCCACATATAAGGATTTCTGTTTAGTTAACGATGCTGTTTATATAGCTCGTTATAAAGATGGAAAAAAGAGTGGACAATGGACTGCTACAGGAGCACAATTTGCACATCCATATGTTTTTAAAACGTTATTTAGTAAGGAAGAAATAAAATTTGAAGATTTATGTGAAACAAAAAGCGTCACTACTGAAATGTATTTAGACATGAATGAAAGTTTATCTGAAGAAGAGCATAGTTATCAATTCGTAGGTAAAGCTGGTTTATTTGCTCCGGTTCTTCCTGGTAGAGGTGGTGGTCTTCTTTTAAGAAAAAAAGATGATAAATATTATGCCGTTACAGGAACTAAAGGTTATCGGTGGTTAGAAGCAAATATGATAAAAGATCTTCAAAAAGAAGACGATATTGATTTAGATTATCATAAAGATTTAGTTGATAAAGCCATAGATAAAATAGAATCTTTTGGTTCATTTGAAAAATTTATTAAATAAGGAGAAAAATATGAATAGACATGAAAGAAGAAAAGCTGAAAAAATAAGTCGAGTACAAAGAAAGAGTGAGCAAAAAGCGAAATTAAACGAGAAAGCTAAAGAGGGATTATTAAACACTTTTCTATTAGCAAAAGAATTTGATGATACTATTAATATGTTAGAAAATAAAGGAGAAGTTAATGAAACAGAAACCGACTCATAAAGTTCTTGATAATATTTCAATCGAGAATGCAAAAATAGGATTTAAAAATTTTAGTGGAAAACAAACAGATTATAATCCGCCAGGAAGAAAAAATTTCTGTGTGTTTTTTGATGAAGAACTTGGAAAAAAATTAGAAGCCGATGGGTGGAATATTCGTTGGACAAGACCTCGTTCTGAAGAAGATGATTCGGTACCATTTTTACCTGTAGCTGTTAGTTTTGACAACATACCGCCAAAAATTGTGTTGATTACAAGTCGTGGTCAAACTTTATTAAATTCTAATACTGTTAACGAATTAGATTGGGCAGAAATAAAAAACGTAGATCTTGTAATTCGTCCATACAATTGGGCAGTAAATGGTAAAGGTGGTGTAAAAGCGTATGTTAGATCTATGTATGTTACCATAGATGAAGATGAGTTTGCGGAAAAGTATTCCCACCTTCCCAGTGATAGGAATTCTTCTCCATCTTTTGAAGGCGATGAAGAATAACTTATTTGATCATCAAAAAGAAGCATTAAAGAATCTTAAAACTGGCTCCGTCCTTAGTGGCGGAGTCGGTTCTGGTAAATCTTTAACGGGGTTGGCTTATTATTTTGAAAATGAATGTGGTGGAAAATTAGAAACCGAAGAAGAAGATTTTAAAAATATGACAACCCCAAAAGATTTATACATTATAACTACTGCAAGAAAAAGAGACACTCTTGAATGGGATAAAGAATGTGCTAATTTTATGTTAAGAAAAAAAGATCGTAAAAATAGTTTGTCTAATGTGCTATTAGTTATAGATTCTTGGAATAACATAAAGAAGTATATTGATGTCGAGAATGCGTTCTTTATATTTGATGAACAAAGAGTTATTGGGTCTGGTTCCTGGGTAAAGTCTTTTTTAAAAATTACAAAAAAAAATTCATGGATACTATTGACTGCAACTCCGGGTGATACCTGGTTAGACTATATACCAGTTTTCATAGCAAATGGTTATTATAAAAATAGAACTGAGTTTATGAGAAGACATGTTATATATTCTAGATTTAGCAAATTTCCAAGAGTTGATAAGTATATAGAAATGAAGCATCTTGAAAAATTAAAACAAAATATATTAGTTCCAATGAGTTATGATAAAAAAACTAGAAGTCAATTCTTTATTGTTAATTGCGAATATAATAAGAATTTATATAGTTTAGCTATGCGTGATCGTTGGGATCCATATAACAATGTTCCGATTAGAGATGCTGGAAGACTATGTTATATATTAAGAAAGATTGTTAATAGTGATAATAGTCGTTTAGAAGAATTAGACAAAATAATTGAAAAACATAAAAAAGTTATAATTTTTTATAACTTTAATTATGAATTAGAAATATTAAGGAGATTGAAAGAACGATATAATTCATTTGATGTAAAGGAATATAATGGACATAAACATGAACCATTACCTAATGGAAAAACCTGGGCATATTTAGTACAGTATACTTCAGGTGCTGAGGGTTGGAATTGCGTTGAAACTAACACTATAGTGTTTTATTCTCAAAACTATTCTTATAAAATAATGGTTCAAGCTGCTGGGCGAATAGATCGTATTAATACTAAATATATTGATTTGTATTATTATCATCTTCGTTCATATTCAAATATTGATCTTGCTATTTCGCGAGCTTTAAAAGAAAAAAGAAATTTTAATGAAAAACAATTCGTTAAAAAATAGTCGCGCAAATAACAGAGGCTATAATAGAAGGAGAGTATCTAAAATACAATCCTTTTATTTTTTAGGAGAATGTCACCATGAATGAAAATAAATTTCAACGTTATGTTATTGAACGAGTTCGTGAAATGTTTTTAGGATGCGTTGTTATAAAAAACGATCCCACATATATTCAAGGAATACCAGATCTAACAGTACTAACCCATAAAGGTTGGTTTTGTTTAGAAGTGAAAAAATCAAAAGACGCTGAGCTTCGTCCAAATCAATATTACTATTTAGAAGTATTGGATGATCTTTCTTTTGCAAGAACTGTATATCCCGAAAATTTAGAAGAGGTGTTGCATGAACTTCAACGAACATTCAGAGCTTAAGGGTCAACACGCTTTTTTAAGTCCTAGTGGATCATATTGGCTTAATTACACATCTGAAAAATTAGAGACAGTATATTTAAGATCTTTAGCTGTAAAAAAAGGAACTGAATTACATGAACTGGCAGCTAAATGTATAGAATTAGGCGTAAAGATGCCAAGAACTAATAAGTCTTTTGATAGATTTGTTAATGACGCTATTAGGATATAGGATGAAACCAGAACAAGTTTTATTTTATTCTATAAATTGTTTTGGAACTGCAGATGCTATCGGTTTTTACAAAGATTATTTAAGAATACACGATTTAAAAACGGGTGTTATTCCTGCTAATATGCGACAACTAGAAGTTTATGCTGCTTTATTTTGTTTAGAATATGATATTTCTCCTAGTTCTATAGGTATGGAATTACGAAAATATCAGTTAGACGAAGTAGTTGTTCAACAACCAGATCCAAATGATATTCGTTTTATTATGGATAAAATAGTTGAGTTTGATAAAAGAATACAGATATTGAAACTGGAGGAATAAATGGCTTTCGAAATAAGACATGAAGGTGTAAAGAGACGTTCTGGAAGATATCCTTGGGGCTCTGGTGAACAGCCATTTCAAAGCGAAGGTGGAACTTTTTTAAAATATGTTAAAATTTTAAAAGATGAAGGATTAAGTGAAAAAGAAATAGCAGATGCTTTTGGAGTAACGGTTCAATCTTTAAGGGAGAAAAAATCAGTATTAAAAGATCAAAAGCGTGCTGCAGATGCTGCTATGGCTATAAATCTGAGAGATAAAGGATATTCAAATGTTGCCATTGGGGAACGAATGGGAATAAATGAATCATCTGTTAGAGCTTTATTGGATCCATCAAGACAAGAACGAGCTTTAGTAACAAAAAATGTAATGTCGTTATTAAAAGATAATTTAGAAGATAGTAATTATCTTGATGTTGGTCTTGGTGTTGAAGCACATTTTAGGAATATCCAGAACAAAATTATTAACTGCTGTTAATCAATTAAAGAAAGAAGGATATGTAGTAAGTTATGTGAAAGTTCCACAAGTTGGTACTAATGAATCTACAAGCCTAATGGTGCTATCTAAACCAGGAACAGAATATAAAGATGTTTATAAAAACATATCTGATATTCAAATGCCTGGCGGTCATCTTATAGATGGTGGTTTATCTATTAATCCTTTAGTACCGCCTAGAAGTGTAAATAGTTCTAGAATATCTATAGCCTATAATAGCAATAAAGATGGTGTTATAGAATTAAGAAGAGGTGTTGAGGATATTCAATTAGGTAATGCAAAATATGCCCAAGTTCGAATAGCTGTAGATGGAACACATTTTCTAAAAGGAATGGCAATGTATTCTGATGATCTTCCAGATGGTGTAGATATACGTTTTAATACTAATAAAGATTCTAACGTTCCAAAAATGGAAGTTTTAAAACCTTTAGATTTAGAAAGTAAAAGGCCTTTTGGGGCTGTTCCGAGACAAACATATTTTATAAATAAAAAAGGTGAAAAAGAGTTATCAGCTATAAATATATTAAACGAAGAAGGTGATTGGACAGAATGGACTAAAAGTTTAGCTTCCCAAATGGTATCAAAGCAATTACCAAGTTTTGCCAAAAAGCAGTTAGATAAAGCTTATCAAATAAAAAAAGAAGAATATGATGAAATAATGGAGTTGACTAATCCCGCAATTAAACAAAAGTTGTTGGGACCATTTTCTGATAATGTTGATGCTGCAGCAGTTCATTTGAAAGCTGCTGGCATGCCTAGACAAGCTTGGGCGGTTATATTACCATTTAATAAAATAAAAGAAGATGAAGTTTATGCGCCTAATCATATTGATGGTGAGACGGTTGTTTTAGTTAGATATCCTCATGGTGGTATATTTGAAATACCTAGATTAAAAGTAAACAATAAAAATTCAGAAGCTAAAAATATTCTAGGACAAGCAAAGGATGCTATTGGAATAAATCCTAAAGTTGCAGAGAAATTATCTGGGGCAGACTTTGATGGCGATACTGTTTTAATTATTCCAGATAATAGTAAAGCTATTAAAAATAAACCATATTTGGAAGCATTAAAGAACTTTTCTCCTAGAGAAAAATATAAACAGTATGAAGGTATGCCGATTTTGTCAGAGCAACGAACTCAAACAGAAATGGGTATCATTTCGAATTTAATAACAGATATGACTATTAAAGGCGCTAGTGATAATGAAATAGCTAGAGCAGTAAAACATTCAATGGTAGTCATAGATGCTAATAAACACAAGCTGAATTACAAACAATCAGAAATTGATAATAATATTTCAGAATTAAAATTAAAATATCAAGACAAAGCAAGTGGCGGTGCATCAACTTTATTATCAAAAGCTACATCTGATGTATATTTAAATCAGAGAACAGCGGGTAAATATGTTACAGACCCAGCTACTGGAAAGACTAAGAAGCTATATGTCGATCCAGAAACAGGAAAAAAATTATATACAGAAACAGGCAAAAAATATTCTCCAATTGATAAAAAAGGAAGAACTGAAATAGATCCTGTTACTGGAAAAATTAAATATCTAGATACATTAAATAAGGAGATAGCCTATAAAACAAAAAGTAAGAAATTAGCAGAAGAATCAGACGCATTTAATCTTAGTTCTGGAACGGCTATGGAAAATGTTTATGCTGCTTATTCTAATAAATTAAAAGCTTTAGCTAATGAAGCTCGTTTAGCTATGATAAACATTAAACCAAAAGCATACTCTCCATCTGCTAGAAAAACATATCAAAAAGAAGTTACTTCGTTGATGGCTAAATTAAATGAGGCTATACGTAATAAGCCATTAGAAAGAAAGGCCCAGGCTTTAGCAAATGCTTTAATAAAGGCACAAAAAGACGCATCCAAAGAAAAATTAACAGCCGCCGAGTTAAAGAAAATTAAGGGCCAGGCTCTTGAAGAAGCACGTAATAAAGTTGGTGCTAAAAAACAACAGATAGACATTACATTAGACGAATGGATTGCTATTCAAGCCGGTGCTGTTAGTCATACGACCACCCTATCTATTCTAGATAATGCTAATCTAGATAAAGTAAAAGAATTAGCTACTCCTAGAAAAGAGACACCAAAAGTTAGTACCGCACGATTAGCTAGAGCCAAAACAATGTTAAATGCTGGACATACACAAGCAGAAGTCGCAGCAGCTTTAGGCATGTCTTTAACAACTATACAAGAGATTTTAGGATAAAAGAAAGGAGATTCATATGACTATAACAAAAGAAGATGAAGCTATTATGTTAACAACTATGGATAATCCTTTCAATCCTTTTATACAGTATAATGAATGGTATGCATATGATGTTAATAAAGGCTACAATACTTGCGCCTATTTAGCAAGACTTGTTGGTGACCTCAATCCTTTAGAAGAGTTAGAATCAGAAAGAATAATAAAACAAAAGATACAAGAAATTGTAGATCTTAATCTATTAGGGAATTACTGTAAAATTACAGAAAATGGAGATAAATTAATTATTTAAACGTCAACACAAGCACAGAAATAATTAACACTGTAGATAGGATCTGCATAGAAGGGGGGGGTCTCGCCTAAGATACC